AACAACAACTACATGATACAGGTTTTGAATATTATACGGTAGGCAATGTTTTTGTTTCTATATATTTCCCTATTCAACGTTCCTTAATCTGTCCATCGTGTAATGTTTCTTATAACTCTAAAAAAGCTCATTTCACCGTCTTTAAAAAATATGGATTTTATGGAAAATGTCCTGCGTGTGATTACGAAGGAGAATTCAAACGCATAGATTCTAAGTCAATGAATGTGACTGATATGAATCTTATTAAATGGGACCCTACTAATATAGCCGTGAATCACAATCCTATAACTGGTGAAAGCGAATTCTATTACAAAATACCAAACGATATTAAAAAAAGAGTTCAACAAGGAGATAAGTTATTTGTTAATTCTGTGCCTTGGGGGTTGATTGAGGCTATAAAGAATAACCAAGATTTTAAGTTTGATGAAAATCATATATATCATTTAAAAAATGTATCGGCAGGGCATTCAATAAATGGCGTTGCTATTCCACCGCTTATTTCTCTATTTACCTTAGTATATTACCAAGCAACCTTGAGGAAAGCTAATGAATCTATCAGTACTGATTTCATGAATCCTTTGAGGGTTATATTCCCACAAGCTCAAACAGGAAACAGTGACCCAGTAGTCTCTATTTCACTACGTAACTTCGTAGGTAATATGACACAGGCAGTTGCCCAACATAAAAAAGATAAGAATCACGTTCTTGTCGCACCTATGCCTATTGGTTATCAAGCGATTAGCGGCGAAGGGAAAGCTTTACTCGTTTCTCAGGAAATACAACAAGCAGAAGAGTCCATTTTATTATCCTTAGGCGTTTCCAGAGAATTACTATCAGGAGTAACAAACTGGCAGTCCTCTACGGTTGGTTTGAGATTACTTCAAAATACAATGAATACTTATAGTGATCAAATTATAGGTATGGTGAATTGGATAATGCTACATGTATCTAAGTATTTGAGTTTAGAAACTTGCGAAGTTACCTTCGTACCTTTTAAGCTAACAGATGATGATACGTTGCGCCAAGCGCTACTGCAGATCTATGCTAATGGTGGAGAAATTGCCCCTTCCACTTTCTATGAAGCATTTGGGATGAAATACGAAGAACAATTGGATGCTATACAAAGAGACGCAATTTCTAAAGCTGTTAAACAAGTTGAAACAAAATTTGCTGCAGACCAAGCTGCATTTCTAGCCTCTAAAGAAGTTACTGACAGGTTTGATAGGGATAATGAATATCGTAAGACCCTTGCTAAAGCACAACTTATTGCTCAAGATCTTTACAATTCCAATGATATGGATAAAATGCAAATATTAAATAGCTTACAAGTTTCCGATTATCCTATGTATTTATTGGTCTTTAGACTTCTTGAAGAATTCCAAGAACAATTAACATCTGTTCAAGATGATGGATCTGAAGAAGGGCAAAGCAACAGCAATCCCGGTACAGAAAATAAAGAACAATCGAATAATCAAAATAAACAAGATTCTAAAAAAGACGAAAAGAAAGAGAGTAAAGAATGAGTGAACAAAGCGCAGCTATGATGGCGATGGCATCGCAACCATTGAAAATTGAAACGATTTCTTTACCAGGTTTTGCACCAAAACAACAAAATAGTTTTGATATTAGTAAATTCCGTGTGCGTTATATGAAAACGGATATGGATGATACGGGATCAATAACTGATTTAGAAATAATTGAAACTAAAGGATTAAAAGGCGAAGAAATAGTTGTCCTAAATAAACACATATATACCTTTATGGATAAGGTTTTTGTGTTAGTTACTTTTTTAGAAGCAATTGACCCTGGAACTAATTAATACAATTTAGAACCATAATAATCGAAGTACTATTTGATCTATAGAAGAATATAATGCCTAAACAAGCATCCGAATTACGGAGAATTTTCGCTTCTCCAAAAGAAGTTAATGATAATGTTGATATAGCATTAACTAATGGTATTAAGAGTCAATTCCCTATCGAGACGAAAAATTATATCCTTAGCGTTGACAATATACGTGCGGAAAGAAAAGAGTTTACAGCTGACGACGAGAAAAGAGCTATATTAGAAAGTCGTAGTCTTACTTATCCTATTAAAGGTGATTTGACGTTAACTGATAAATCCACAGGTAAAATAATCGATACATACAAGGGCTTTTCCTTAATGGATTCATTCGGTATCAGTGGTAAGCATACCTTATTATATAAGGGAAACAATTACGCTGTAGCCAATCAATTACAATTAAGACCCGGTGTTTATACACGTTCAAGAGATACTGGGGAATTAGAGGCGCATTTTAACACTGCAACAGGGTCCTCTTTCTCAGTAACATTGGACCCTCAAACAGGTTTATTCTATTTGGAAGTAAAAAGTTCTAAGATTCCCTTAGCTCCTTTGTTAAGCAGAATTTTCGGAATAGGACCCCGTGAAGTCAGTTCTTATATACCTACAGAGGTTTGGAATGATAACCTTAAATCTGTGGCTGGTAAAGAGAATAAAATCATTTCCGACCTTTATAATAAACTTGTATTTAAGAAGGATACAAATGCTTCTGAAGAAGATAAAATCCTTGCACTTAAATCAGCTCTTGAAAATTCTCAACTCAGTACTGCTACGACCTCTGTTACGCTTGGTAAACCTATTAGTTCGGTTACTCACGAAGCCTTGTTACGAGCCTTAAAAAATCTTGTTGATGTCCATGCTGGTCGTCGTGAGGAAGATAACCGTGACTCCCTACAGTTCAAGTCTGTACAAAATCTTCCTGATTTTTTAGAAACTAGATTTAAAAAAGAAAAATTATTAACCTCTACTCTTAAAAATAGAATTTCTTATGCTCTAGATAAAGCAGACAAATCTGGTGAACCTATCAAGATCAGAAATACTATTGTATCTAAACCTTTTAATAAGATATTCTCAAGTTATATACTTGATTCAAACTTGGTTTCGACCCCGTCTGAAACTAATCCAATTGAATCATTAGAGAATGTAGGCAAGGTAACTGTTTTAGGGGGACTAGAAGGTGGTATTAGTTCAGATAGAGGCGTTCCTAATACAGCCCGTGATATTGATCCATCACATTTAGGCATTATTGATCCAAGCCGTACCCCTGAATCTAGTCATGCTGGTATTGACCAACGTTTTACTATTACTGCCCATAGGGATAAAGAGGGTAATCTTTATTGCCGTGTATTAGATAAAGAAGGTAGAGAACAGTATCTTAGTGTTCATGAGATGATGAATAGCGTTATTGGCTTCCCTCATCAAGAAGGTAAAAAAGTCGTACAGGCTCAAATTAAAGGTTCACTTGGAGATATAGATAGAAGCAAAGTTGATTATTGGTTGGCCGATACCACCGATATATATACGGTTACTACTAACTTAGTCCCGTTTCTAAATTCTAACCATCCTGGCCGTTTGACCATGGCGGGTAAAGCTATACCACAAGCTTTGTCTTTAGTTGATAGAGAACAGCCTCTGGTTCAAACTGTTGATCACGAAGGAAATTCATTTGTCAAAACGTTAGCACAAACGATATCATCATCTATTAGCCCTGTCGATGGAACGGTAGAGAGTATTACAGATAAGAAGATTGTAGTAAAAGACGCAGAGGGCAAAAATCATGTTATACCACTTGTAAAGAATCTTCCATTCAATATGAAGGGTTTTTATGATGATGAAAAACCTTTAGTAAAGGTTGGAGATAAAGTTAAGAAGTTACAAGTTCTGGTTGATAATAACTATACTAAAGATGGTGCATTGGCTCTGGGGAAAAATCTCACTGTTGCTTATTTACCTTATAAAGGTTACAACCATGAGGATGGCCTCGTTATAAGCCAAAGTACAGCGAATGGATTATCTAGTCACCATGCTTATAAAATTGATTATGACGTTCAACCCACAACAGTACTTAAGAAATCTTTGATACCCAGGTATTTTCCTGGGAAATATACTAAAGAGCAATTAGATAAATTAGACGAAAGGGGATTCCCTAAAGTTGGACAAACGTTCGTACATGGTGATCCAATATATATTGCTTTAGAAAAACGTGAACCTACTCCTGAAGATAAAATGTTAGGCCGTTTACATAAAACTTTAGTCCTACCATATCGGCCAGCAACTGAAATTTGGACGCACGATGAACCTGGTGTCGTGGTCGATGCCCATACAGAAGGGAAAAGTGTGCGTATACTAATGCGTTCTGTTAAAGAATTAGAAGTTGGAGACAAACTTACTGGCTTCCATGGTAATAAAGGTATTGTATCTTTGATTCTTCCAGACAATGAAATGCCTTATAACAAAAATACTGGTAAACCAGCGGATATTGTATTGAACCCTGCCTCTGTTACATCTCGTATTAATCTAGGTCAATTGATGGAGACAGTTGCCGGTAAAATAGCTCAAAAAACTGGCAAACCGTATCTTGTCCATAATTTCAGTAAGCGTTCTAATATTGTTGATCTAAATAATGAACTAAAGAGTCACGGATTGGAAGACAGCGAAGTATTTGTTGATCCGAAGACAAATAAGGAATTAGGTAAAGTTTTAACAGGTCCTCAATATTTTATTAAGTTATACAAAACATCTGATCAGAACTATTCTGCACGTTCTGTAGGTGGATACGATAATACTTTACAACCTACTAAGGGCGGTGAAGAAGGTTCTAAATCTGTTGGTTATATGGAAATGTTAGGTTTAATAGGTTCTGACGCACGTAAAAATCTGAAAGAAATTGCTACTGTGAAAAGTGAAGAAAACTCTGAATATTGGAGTAAATTTGCTACTGGTCAACCTTTACCAAAACCTAAAATGACTTTTGCAACACAAAAGTTCTTTGACTATCTAACCGGTTCTGGTATAAAAACTTCTATTGAAAATGGAAAAATTACCGCTGCCCCTATGACCGATGCAGATATAATTGCTATGAGCAATGGACAAATTAAAGAACCATCAATGCTTTCTGCTAAAAACCTAGAACCAGAAAAAGGTGGTCTATTTGATTCAGCTGCAACCGGCGGTATTCGTGGAACTAAGTGGACACATTATAAACTTGCAGAATCTATTGTCAATCCTGTATTCGAAAGACCGACTAGATCTTTACTTGGTCTAAAGAAGAAAGAATTTGAAGATTTAGCATACGGACGCACCGGCATAGTTCATGAAAAAGATGGAATATTCCATATACATGATACTACTACTGGTAAACATATAAAAACTATAAATGTACATGCAAGTGATATAGTCGATGAAGAACCTGAAATTGATGAATACGAAGAGGAAAACATAGATGAGCAATCGTGATCCTAATAGATTTGGTCAAGACTTCACTGCCTCTCCAACTAAAATAGATACACCTGGCATTAATGTTCCGGTTGAGGTTTTACCTGGTCCTCCAGGTATAGGAATAAAAGGGGATAAAGGAGATAAGGGTGACAAGGGGGATAAAGGAGATCCTGGACCTCTATCTCCAGGATTTGTTTTTAACCAAGGTTCAGCTAGTTCTCTATGGGTTATTAATCATAATTTAAACAAAAAACCTACAGTTATTATCGTTGATAGTTCTTTAAGAAGTATTAGAGGATCAATAACCTACCCGACTGATAATCAGGTTTTAGTATCATTTTCAGCCCCATTTGCTGGTCAAGCTGTTTTAAATTAAAGGAAAATACAAGTGTCAAATGAATTAGTTCTCGTGGATATAGATTTAGCCGGTAATGCACTTCTCCGTGCTACTCTGGAAGCTTTAGCCTCTCCACCTTCATCACCACTGCCTCGCCAGATGTATTATGATACGACACTAGAATCTCCACGTGTACGTAACCAAGCTAATAACGCTTGGATTACATTGGATGCTACTAAACTTTCTGGGGTAATACCTAATTCAGCATTAGCTACTAACCCTTTGGATCGTAGTAATCATTTTGGCACACAACTTGCTTCGACTATTAGCAATTTTGACTCTCAAGTTAGAACCAACAGATTAGATCAAATGACATCACCAACTAGTTCTGTTGATATGAATGGTCAAAGATTGACTGGTTTAGGTGATCCTATTTCCAGCGCAGATGCTGCTACCAGATCCTGGGTTCTTACACAGGTACAGGCATCAGCTGCAGGTATTGATAGTAAACCTTCTGTACGTTTCGGCACTACTGGTAATATCACTTTATCTGGACTAGGTACTCAATCAGGTGGAGATTGGTCTGTAGCTATGAATGACGGAGATGCAGTCCTGGTTAAGAACCAAACTAATGGTCAAGATAATGGGATATATATAGCACATTCTGGGGCATGGACTCGCAGAGTTGATGCCGATACTGGCATAAATCTTAATTGCGGAGCACATGTAGTTATCGAAGAAGGTGTCACATTACAAACTACTTCTTGGATCCTCGCTACACTGAATCCTATTACTGTTGGGACGACGCCTTTAGTATGGAATCAGTTTTCCGCATCATCTCTATATACAGCAGGGAATGGCATATCCGTATCGGGTAACCAAATTACTGTAGTACCCGCCTCTGGAGGGGGTATAAGTGTTACTGGTTCTGGCGTTTCTGTTGATGCCAGTGTTGCTAGAACGGCTACCCCTACTTTAATTACTGGTGATAGTAGTACCACACAATTTACTATCACACATAACCAGAATAAAAAAGGATTCCCTGTTTTCGTAACCCAAGCTGCTTCTCCATATGCTTTAGTAAGACCCGGAATAACCTACGATACAGTTAATACTTTTGTTATCACTTTTAACGTAGCACCCGCTACTGGAACGAATTATAAAGTCGATTGGGTTGCATAATATATGCCATTAGAACTTAGTTACGTAACGCTCTGTAATATGTCAGTGGCGAACGGGGCAACAACACCCGTGCCGACTGATGGTCAAGGTTCCGTTATATGGTCTACTTCTGAACATGCCATAATGTCGTGGGACGGTAGTGCTTGGGCTAAAGTAGGTTCTGGGACTGTTACGCAAACTGCAATTAATACTGCGTTGGGACATAATTTAACCTTAGCTGGAGACTTTACAACTTCTGGTGCATTCCCTTTAACCTTAACTTCAACGGCAAGTACAAATGTAACTTTACCCACTTCAGGTACTTTAGCTACCTTAGCTGGG